AGACCCGTGATTAAATGAGCCTGTTATAACAATCAATCCATCAACTGCTCTACCGACATTTATAGAAGAGCTATAGTACGTGTTTTCTAAATGAATAGTTTTACCAACTACAACTTTTGGTCTTTCAAATATATTTGGTTCTATCAGTAAACCTATATCAGGCTTTGCTCTAGCTGGTATTAACTTTCTTAACTGTGGGTATAATGATTGGTCGTAATACTTAATCAATCTCATATAATCCCAAAAGTTATTTGGAGAAGTATATTTTTTCCAATAGTTATCAGCTACATAAGTTAATCCTCTATAGCTTGTTTCTTTTTTATCTCTAGGGTCACCTAAATAATCTTCAAAATTTAAATTTCCTACAGAGTTAATGATATCACTATTTATAACATCCGTTGGAGCAAACCATATACCAACTTTATTTGAATCATTAGGAGCAGTATCATAAGCGCTGTCTGTTACTCTACTTTTTAAATTTAATTGAGCATCTTTTTTTATTGGATTGTTTTCAATTCTTATTTTATTAGTAGTTCTTCTTAAAGCTCCTATACTTGGTATATGAGTTTTCAATTCATCTGTCACACTTCTAAAAAAGTTTCCTGTAAAACCAGAATGGGAGCCAGATAATGTTGTAGTTTGATTTGAACTGACATCTCTAATACCCTCTTCATCTGAATTTAAATTTTTATTATCATCAAATGAATATCTTAATACCAAATTACTATAAGAAGAAGATGCAGTATTACCATCATAAGCTTTTGGGTTAGCTATGTGGTTTTTAAATGAACCAGTATTTAATACTTCTGTCCAATGCCTGTATTCCATAATTGAACCACTAAATTGAACACCAACATTAGCAACATCAACTGAACCACCTATGTGAATATCACCGCTGCCTGTCCAAGCATTACTAAATGAGGCTGATGGTGATTGTGTAACATCCATAGTGGATGTGCTATATAAATGTATTTTACTTCTACTACTATCGTATTTACCAACATTTAATTCATAAGACTGTGATACATTTATATTACTACTACCCGAAGTTCTACCAACCATGACAGAATAAAAATCACCATCATAAACAGGAAGCTCAGCTGAAACTATTTCTTTATACTGACCGACATCCACACCCACTGCAGATCCAGATAACATAAATGATACATAACCATAATTATCAGATGAACCATTGTCTTTTAATCTTATAAACCAATCTTGATTATTATTATCTTGTTTTTCTACAAGTATTTGATTTGAACCAGTAGCAGCTCTGAACCTAAATTCAACAGTATCAGGTTTTCTTCCTGATGATACATCATCAGCCCATGCAACCTTTACAGATTGATCACCTCTAAAATCTAATGCTTTTGTAAATTTTCTTGTTATCTCAAATTGTGGACTTTCATTGTCACTAATCTGAGGCCCTCCAAATTCTTTAACCCTTAAAATGGTTGATGGGATACCATAAACATTTATTAAACCCTTCAATGCCCTAACAGTACCCTTATTCTTTAAGAAGAAAGGCATGTTGTTTATTATACGACTCCAAATCTCTCTTGATACATCACGCTCAGATGTAGCTGAATAATCAGAATAAGCTGAACCAGTAACCTCTTTACCTAAAGCATATTTTGATAAACCAATTAAATCTTTTCCATCATCTAATTTCCAACCCAATGATTGTCCGACCGAATATAACAAATCTTTGGATATACCCTCATCTAACTTGTCTCTACGATCGTAAGTATCTGATAAAGCATTTATATATTCCCATATTCCATCGAAATGTTGTCCAATCATATCTGTAAATTTTAAGTATGTTTCATTGTTCGTATCAAATTTTATATGTTCTGGAATAACATTGCTTAATTTAGAAATATTTTCTAAATCATAAATTGATGAAGAAGTCATAGCATTACTAAACCAAGTATTTGCTATAGATGATGTTGTGTGTGCTAAAATATACGGACTATTAAGATTTCCATTTCCACTTATCTTAGGCCACGCGTTGTCGTAAAAAACTCCAATAGAACTACTAACATAAGAAGAACTTTTAAAATACATATAATTTTCAAATGAATCAAGATTATTTTTCGTTTCATTTATTTTGTTTTCATAAAACTTAACATCTGTTGTAGAACCACTTACTCCAATAAAAGATCCACTTGTCAATTTGTAACTTTCTATATTTTCTAATTTTAATTTAAAATTCCTAATTCTTTTTTCAGCCGAACTGAAATTTATAAAATTTTCATATTTTGAATAGTCTGTATTTATTTCTACGCTATCTAAACTTTGACTTATAAATTCATTTTTTAACTCTGTAGACACAGTTGTATCAGAAGTCAATATATTAGTTTCATTTTTATATTGTATTGATCTTCTACTAATTGGACTTTCTACATTATCGAGATCAGGAGATTTTAGCACTAATCTAGGTTCTTCTTCAGGAACAAAATCAACTATTTTTATGGTTTCTTCTATTGGATTTGCCATCTCTTTAACAACTATACATTCATCAAAATTTACATAAGTGTCTGGTAATGGCTCATAAAGTTTATAAATTACGCCATGTGGGTAATTAGAAACATTTACTTTATCTTGTTTAAAATTTGTAGTTAAAAATAAATTATTTTCAAATTTTAAATATGTTCTTAAATCTTTGGGGTTTAGGTTGGTATAAGAAACTTTGAAATTATCAAAAGATGTATCTGATGTCATATTGAAAATATCAGGATTTCCGTCACCATCCCCTTCATTTTCAAGAGCATCTATAGCTCCTATTTGACCAGCATATTCTCTTATACTTTTATTTACAGTTATACTTTTTTGATTATTTATTGATTGTATTTTAGCACTAAAAGCTTTAAATACAGGTTCAGTTACGGATTGTTGTACAAGAGTAAAATCCATATATAGATTATCTACCCATACTACTCCTTGCTCAAATTTATCTACACTACTACCAGCTTTATGTCCGTAAATATATAAATACCAAGGTTGACTTAATTTCCAATCATCAGGAATTAAAACCTCGGTAGTAATAGTTTGCCATTCTCCAGCATTTGATGGATATGCCATACTCTCTTCTTCATTATACAATGATTTGTATAAATATCTTGGGGGAGTCAATGAGTTACTAATCCAACCATCAAGTACATTACCACTCCATACCCAAACACCAAGTTCACTTAGTGCTCCTTCTCGAGAAGGATTTAAATCAAAGTCAAATATACTGTTACCATTGTCATATATTGGTTCTTTTACTTCTATAACTTCACCATCTTCATTATGTATACCAAAATTTGTAGCTCCTGGGTTTCTACTACCATAAGTTAATTCTTCATCGTCTCGTTCAGTTACACCAGCTTGGTAAAAAACTGCTGAGATAGGTTTATTCCATTCTAGTTCATCACGATCACTTCCTTGCCTATAAACTTGATCATCATAAATTGTTATATGCCTACTAATATCATCTGTATTGGTGGTAGGATCATTTGGTAAAAAGACATCTGGTACATTATTATTTGGAAGAAATTCCCAATATTCGTTAATATTTTGTGGAAAATCACCGTCATCATTTAAACCAGCGTCTTCATCTATTAGTTCACCATCACCGTCTGTCATTTTATGAACTTTACCATTAGTTAAAAAGAAATAATCAAAATCATCGCCATCTCTGTGAAAACTAACTTCTAATTTATTTTCACCTGCATTAACTTCTGTATTAAGAAGCGGGCTCAGTTCAGACAAAAGGGATACAGTAGATACTTCTCTTGTTCCGTTTATTAAAGAACCACCTTCCTCTCGTTGCATTGTAAAAACTTTATTAGAAGTTTCTGAGTCTCCTCTACCATCATTGTAAAAAAACACATAACCAGTACTACTTAAACATTTGTTATCGTTACCCGTATCCCTAGCTCTTGTAACCGATTGAATAAAACCATTTTCAAATATATCATCATATAGTTTTCTTGTAACGCCATCTTGACCAAGAACATCTATAGTTCTGAGTAAATTATTTCTAAACCAAGTTTCTAATGTTTCTAATCTTAAATTTTCGGTGTTGTCATCATAAATAACAGATTTCCAAACCAAATCATCTTTGAATAAATATGCGATTCTGATTTTATCATCTGCGCCTCCTGCTATTGTTCCAGTTTGCCAACCGGTTGATAATCCCCTAGCCGTTTTTCTAGGATAATAAGAGTCACCACCAAAACTTCCTTCTGCAACTACAACATAAGGATGGTGGTTTACTGCTTTTATATTATTTACTGTATTTTGAGGTGGTGATGGCCTGTTTGCTAAATTGTCAACAACCACCCAAGCATTGCCATTCCATACCCACTCCCCTTCTGAACTTTGAAATCCTACCTGTAAATTTTCTGTTAAGTTCGGCCCCCAAACATATGTCACAACTGCTTCAGCAGTTTTTTTAATTATATCACGTATTCTCCAAGCATTATTTTGAGTGATAGCGGATGGTAATGTAGTTTCTCCGTTTGTATCACCAACCTCAGGATCTCTATAATTAGTTTGTGTAGAGCCCTGTGCTGTAGCTTGAGATGCTGCATTAGCACCACCCTGTCCGAGGTCAGGTGCTGACGTGGTTTGATATTTAGTTTTAAATCCAGTCGTAACCATAGACGGATATTCAGTTAACATTTTGATGGGTGTTTCTGGTGGTTTTACATCCAGCTGAGCCGCTGCGGCTCCATTGTTTTGGACAAATCCTGGTGGTGGATCCGTTGGTTGAATTTCGGTTGGACCATCTTGATTTATATCGAAAAATCCAGCTGGAGATAGTGTAGGTTTAATTTCTGTTAATAATTCTGAAGCATAATATAAATTAAATTGCACTCCCTTATTTCTTACTGTGCTTTTTATATCAGCAGTTATATTAGCGATATCAAAATAGCTGACTCCTAATCCTTGTAAATTTGGCATTTTTTGACTAACGGCTAATTTTCTTTGAACATCCCCATTCCATTGATCTAAGTCAACAAATAAACCATTAGTATCAGGAAATTTTAAACAAGTCCCGTTAGCAACACCTTCATTTAATACCCATTTTGCATGATATCCAATAGATGCATCGCCTCGATTTTCATGATCAAGAAAACCAACACTCCAATCTACTACTGCTACTGCATCATCGTGTAATGTAGCATCCCATTCATAATCATTTGCTATACTTAACACATTACCTAAATTATCTGTTATTAAATTGTCTCCATTTGGATTTTTAATAATATTGGTGCCTGTTTTTACAGCCACCTTAATTTCATTTACTTTGTAAACACCTGGTATTTTTATTGTAGCATCAAGCATTTTTGGCGTAAATACAAAACCACCATTTGCAGGATTTATTGTTAATTGTTTAGATTCAAATACATCACCAATAAAACTTACATCAGTATCAGTTTCTTCTGTTTTAATACTAGTCTGTATATTAACAAAATCACTTATATAAGAACTGTTTATTTGTTTAGCTTTTAATCTTACCTCAGTTCTACTTGGTGATATTTCATCTATTTGATATTTTAAATCTTCTATTCGTAGTTGCTCAGCAGTAGTGGGATTACTTTTAAAGCTTTCTTCAGTTCCACTATAAATTATTCCTTCTTCTGTAATATAAATGTTGTTTGTGTTTGTATATACATCACCAATTTTAGTATTATTTTTATTTAAGGTATGAACTAAAACTGATGAGTCATCACCAGCTAATTTTCTAAGAAAGTTATATTTTACTACAAATTCACCACTTTCAAATCCCAAATTTCTAATATGAGTTCCAACATAAAATAATATATTATTGTCATTGTTTACACTAAATTGTGATAATGGTAAATTTTGATATTGTATGAGATTTTGATTTCTATCAAATATTTGAAAATAAACGAAGTCTCTACCACTTTGAGTTCCCCAATAGCCATCTTCATATGGGTAATCACCAACACGAACTATGTTATTACCATCTAATAAATCTTTATCTCTATCTGTTAATTGACTTGCCATTATAATTCTTTAAAGCGCCTATCTATTATTTGCATAACTACGCTGTCACCTTCTTTTGTCTTTAGTCTTTTAACTTCTGTGTTATGAAAAATTCTACTATTTGGGTCTTCTTCTATTTTATTTTTACTAGGATTTTCAAAAAGTAAAATTGTATTTTCATCATCTCTTATCAATTTAGAATCACTATCTGCCGCACCAAGTGAAGAAGATACTGCAGCTTCTGCTAATAAAACTAATTTATTTTGACCATACCTTATTTCATCAGCTTCTAAAAAGGTCTGATACCATTGTAATTCTTTTAACTCGTCTGGTGTATAAGGCATTTTTTATCTCACTACTTTAAATGTAAAATCATCATCATAATATTGTACGGTTTCATCAAGTGTATTACTTCCACTCACAACTTTAAATTCAAATTTATAATACCTTTCCGATTGAAAACCATCCATCCAAAGATTAAAATAGTTTCCTGATGAGTCGCAACTAACCATAGAACCTGTACCAAATGGCACAATCACATCTTCAGTTTGAGTATCTTTTACAGAATAGTAAGTTCCATCACCACCTATGTTTTCTACACTACCACTAGGTAAATATTTAACTGTCAAATATTCTGATGATGTGTTCGAAAAAGATTTTGTAGGATACTTGCCTCTACCAACTATTCTAAATTTTACTTTAGACTTCTCTTTATATTTAGGCCTTAAACTTTTCATATAAAAAGATAAATCTTCTAATTCTGTTGAAGATAGAGCGCTTAAAGAGCCTGTACTCCACTTAGTATCAAACCATTCTATTTCTAATTTTGGTGGATATATCGTGTGGGTTTGTCTTGAAAAGAATTTAAAAGTTCCTAATCTATCTTTACTACCCTCATCAGTATTAATATCTTCATTTTCAAAACTACCACTTCTTTTAATTATAAATCCATTATTTGGATGAGTTTTATCTAACCATTTATTTACAACAGGAGTTACATCCATTCTCATATCTGATGTTTCATACTGAAATGACTGTGAACCAAATGAAGCAGTAAACCACGCACCGCCTTCTGTTTCAGCAGTTGTCTCAACTACAGAACCACTATATTGAGCTGAACCACTCCAAGCACTAGCTAATGTCAAACCATCTCTATATTTCCAACTAGCACCTTCTCCATCAACTGGAGTATCACCAGCAGTTCCCTGTCCTTCAAGCCAACTACCACTTGTAGCATAAGCATATAGTGATTGTGATGTGCTTAAATTTTGAGAATTAGCGTCATACATATTTAGATAAAATTTTGGATTTGTAATAGTTCCATTGTATATGGAAGCTGAAATTGCAGTTAAGTCAAATTTCATTAATATACGAGAAACTTTTATATTACCACCTGAAGTGCTCATAGTTTTTGTTACTTCTAATATTTCATCTAATCCAGTATTTTGACTCCCACTTACTTGGTATAGAGTTGTATCTATATCAGGAAAAATAAAATAATTCATTAGTTACCTCCAGTTGAATTGCCAACTACACGACCTTGAATGTCTGTAGTTGGAAACTTTAATTCAAAACAACTTGGGTCTAATGATGGATATACAATACCATCTTTTGTAGCCTGATTGATATTATAAATATTTCCTGAATAACCAGCCGATGCTTTAAATTTATTGGTTATTAATACAGGCAAACCATTTGGATTATCCTCTTCAGGAGGAACAACCGCAGAAACACCATCGACTAACGAAAGTTGATAAGCTATATCAGCTACTACAATTGGTTGTCCTATTTGCCATTTATCTACATTAAAATAATCTTTAACTTTTTGTATAGCTTTTAAAACTACCTCTTCCTTATTATATCCGGACTTAGTTAATAAACTAAAATTAACACCTACATTAATTACAAATGCATTTTTTATATTAACCGCATCAGTTACCATTCTAAACTGTGTTAGATAGGTTTGTATATTTTCTTTGACTGCTTGATTAACAATTGCTAGTTTTTTAGCAGCATTAAAGCCTAAAACATACAAGTTAAGAGCCAATGGATTTATAATCCTATTATCTGAATTGGCTCCTGAACTACTATCTAATTGTGAATCTTGTACAATATAAGCTTTAGCTACATTACCATATTTTGCAGGTAAAGCATATACTCTAGTTATATAGTCGTCTTTAGTAACGGCTCTTTGTTGTGCTTGAAAATAAGCTAGGGTATTATTTTTAACCTCTATGACACTTTCAGCACTTCTACCACCAGCAGCAGGTAACGGATTATTTATAGCTATTGAAGCTTTTGTTTGATTGGCTAAATTGTTACTAAGTCCTGTAGTATCTAATTCTATTTGAGAAGACTGAACATTTCTTAAACTATTAGCTGAAATATTATTATTTACTCCACCACCGTATCTATATCTAATAGTCAACTGAGTATTAGATGGGGCTTGTCCATATGTTTTAGTTGTTAAGAAGTTAGAAGGATCAAATGCTGTATTTAAATAAGTTGGTGAGCCTGGCAAAGACGAACCAACGTTGTCAGGATTAGGAACTATTTCTTCATCAGGACTATCCGATGTTCCAGCTCCAAATCTTAATTCTGTTCTGTTATCTTCTCTGATAAAAGTTGTAAATCTTCTTGAAGTTTTCAAAAGTTTTAGTAAATAAGGAGCTTGGTCAGCATAAGTGTATAATTCATCATCGTTTCTTATTGTGTTTTCCATATCCGTAAAAATAGTATCTTGAGCTAAGAAAGGAACTTCATACCAATCGTTACCATCACTATCTTTACAAGAAAGTATTTCTAAAACATTGTTATTGGCTAAAGCTATTCTTTTATATTTTTCAGCCGCATTAAATGTAAAAAATTCTGTAGTTACTGCTCCACTCGAAACATTGACTGATTTTTTTAATAGATAGGTTACTGGCACATTATTTGAACTTTCATAAACTGTAATAGTAACAGGATCGTAAGAGCTTGAAAATTTAAAATTACAATCTTCTGTTGTAACAAAAGAAACTCCTGAATCAGATAATAATTGCATTCCCGTCTTTACATTTAAAGCATAACTTAAATCAGCTTTTGTTTTATAGCTTGCGCCAACTCCTTCGGATACCGCAGGAACAGTTTGAAATATATCAATATCGGTAGTAGAAGCGCTTGATAACTTTGGTTTGTAACCTAATGATTGTGCCATATTATACACAGTTCTTTTTTCTTCTGCGAAAGCTAATAAACTTTCTTTAAATTGATTGTCGATATAATAAGAAAGAACATCACCCACATAAGATGCCATTTCAATAAACATCATACCAGGTGATGATTCATTAAAATCATTATATTCTTTTGGAAAATATATTTTTGTAAATTCAATTAAGTTTTCTTTAAAAGATGTAAAATCTTTATTAAGATACCTAACTTCTTTTACTGATTTTTTTGGTGCTGAATATGGCATTTATTTTCTCCTATTTATCCTACTGTCTGAAATCCGTCATGTGGGTCTTGGGCTAAAGGTCCATCGTAGTCTGATAAATTTAAAGTTAAGTTTTCTTGAGTAGTAGAGTCGATATTTAATCCAAATCTTATATTTACTCTGAGTAAATTTTTATTAGTTGGCGAAAAGGCAGTTTCTATTTTTGTTACATCTATAAATGGTAAAAACTCTGCCATTGCTCCACGAATTTCCTCTTCAACTTTTCCCTCTATATCGGTATTTTCTTGTTCAAATAAAACGGAACGTAAGTTACATCCAAATGTAGGATTTCCTAACCTCTCTCCTTTTTGTGTCAAAAGTAAATTTCTAATATTAGATTTAGACTGTTGTAAAGCAGTTTTAGATCTTCTAAAAACTCCTTGTGAACTCAAATCCAAAGGCAATTCTATACCAATATAAGTATCTTCATCTAAATCATTTTCTATTACGCCCATTATTTATTATCTCTCTTTTTTAAAGCTTTCATTACACCACTATAATCTTTTGTTAGTGCGCCCATAACTTTTTCGGGAACATTTTCTGGATTAACACCAGCAGCTTGTGCAGTTTGTGCAGCTGCAACTTTTCTTTGACTTTCTGCGTTACCCATTACATTTCCATATCCCATCACACTAGCCATTTGAGAACTATCAAATGTTTTATTACCCATAGTTGGATACTCATCGTCTTCACCAGCATTAGCCGTTTCATTTAAAATATCATTTAGTATAGGATTTTTTGTGTATGTTACTTTTTTTTGTGGTTTTGCTTTTCTTTTAGGTAGAACTTCTACAACACTATCTTCTACTAAGGTAGATTTTTGAGCCATAGACTTCATTCCTTCCTTAATAAATATCTCTCTTACCTCTTTTTGTACCTCTTGTCTAACTATTTCTTTAATT